AGTTTGTATTAAACGGAACTTAAAACGCTCCCACAACTCATCACTAAATTTAAATGTATCAAAATGGTCTGTATAAATTATTAATACTGATTGACGAGTTTCTGGATCATATTCCCCACCAACGCAGACATATCTGTCTGCCCATTTGGCTTTGGACTTCTCAGGTTTCCATATAACCTTAGTTCGCCATTTCTTTAAATAATTTACCAATCCCTTAGAATCGTTTCTATACTTATCTAAGTCTTTTAGTACTTTTGCAGGAACAAGTTTAGCCCTAAATGGACGCTCATAAAAGTTGAGCAATTCCATCCAGTCGAAATTTGTGGTTTCTAGGAACTTCATACATATATCCCTATTTGACGAAAGGTACAGGATCCTGCATTCCCCTTTCCCAAAAATACAACTCAACAGTTTGGGGCAGAATCTTACGCATACCTCTCAATACTTTTTTGTTGTCTTCATAATGTCTTTGAACACCCAGATCCAAAACCATCTGGGATTTGAAACGCACCACATTTTCTACAGTGCGTGTAGAGTCTAGTAGGTGGAAAGAAATGACTCTTCCACCATAATATTTATTCAGCCACTCTTTTGTGATTGTGTGGATTCTTGGCTCTCGTTTTCTTGCAGAAATAGCATAAAATTGGGGTTCAACTGGCTCTATAAGTTTCTCTGCATTTTCGTACCAGTCGTATAGGAAGTCCTTTCTAGCCTTTCTTTGAACCCCATTCATTTTACCCCATTTTATTTCGCATTGCGGTGGTTGAGCAGCCAAAACCCCATCGATGTCATAGGAAACTATCATAGAATTAATGGGTCGACCTTTCCAGTCTTTTCAACAACAGCTTTCTGTTTCTCCCAAATCTGTTTGCGAATCTCTTCTGGAAATGTTGCAAACTTATCCAGCTGTTCTTTAGTGTCAACTGGGAAACACCAATTCAAACCATTATTTCCCTGTGGTGCGCAGACAGGAATCCCAGCATAAAGAGCATGATATGCACGACCAGTTCTCCAACCAGACTTCTTATGTTTATCATCGTATACTGCCAAACAACCATGGAACTGTTGATAGAACTTTCTTCGATCTCTTTGCTGGGGATTTTCTAAAATCTCCAATGCATCATAGTCTTCCCACTCAGACTCTTTACCTGCAACCTGTAGATGACGTGAGGAAGTAAACTCTTTAAAGTATTTGGTTCTTCCGTTTGGTCTGCCAATATAAACAACCTTTTGGATATTTCCTGGATGGAAGTAGCGAACTCCATGCCAGATGCCATTGGCAAATCAACAGTAGTTGTTCCGATAGGACACTTCAAGATTGTTGCAACTTCATTACACTCAGTGGCATTAGCTGCGATAGTCCAGCGTGACCAATCTTCGTCAGGTAACAACTCCCAAAGGAATGGGAGATCTGGGTCATCGTTCAAAAAGATAACACGACCCTTGTGTGATTTAATCATCTCAACAGTTTTATCCCAATACTTCTGATAGAACTGCAAATTAGTTCCACCAAACTCTAGCATGAGAACATCACACTCTTGATATGTGTCGAAAGTTTCAAACCCATCATCTTTAGTTGCATCAGTTGCTTCTGACAGTGGGATAATTCGATGACCAAACTCAAGCATGTTCTTGAACAGAGCAACACGTTTCTCAACCCATGCTCCACGAACACCATTCTCTTTATTGGTCAAACCAATCTTACCAGAAACTCTGCGATATCCAACTCGTGTTCCTGTGTTGCTAGAGTTCTTAGAATAGAACCACTCTAGCAATCTTTCTTCACCAAGAAACTCATGTAGTGACATAATAAACCTTACGCAAAAAATTCATCAAGGGATCCAGACTTTTGTGCTTCTGGATGATATTTAAGCAACTCTTGTTCTCCCAACTTGTCTCGGCAGTATTCATACCATTCGTCAGAAGTCCACATACCTTCAGATACACCATTCCAAAGTTTACGTTGCAATGGATGCTCAGGATTCTTTCTACGAGATTCAACAAAGTCATAACGACAGTTCTCATATTCCCAAGAACCCAACTCAAGCATCTTCTCACGGAAGTAGCAAACCAAACTGATACGCTCAGATCCTTCTTCGCAAACGATAGGAGTATTACCATGCATAACATCGTGGTTGTTAATCAACAGCAAATCGCCTGGACGTGGGTTAACAGCAACACGATACTCAGGTGCAATCAGATAACCACCACTATAACGTCCATCGTTTGACAAAGTCAATAGATTTGAAAGACCACTATTCAAATCGCCAACGTCATAGTGAGCAGCAGTTCTGAAAGTTTTATTCACAGTGATAGTTGTGAATGGAGTTCCAGGGACTAGGAAACGAGGGTCAACTTGTCTCGCTGCTTTCATCTGTGCTTCATAACGCTGTGGAAGTAAATCTTTGAAACCATTAGCCAATGTTTGTAGGAATGGATAAGCAAGTGCAAACTTCTCTGGATTCTTGGCAGTGTAAGATGTTGCACGACCATAAGGAATGCGAGGATAACGATCGAACCAACCAGCGATACCTGAATAAACAGAGTTAGCGTAAGTAGTTGCGCAAATCAATTCATCAGCAACAAAGTTTGCTTCTTTAATCTGCTCACTTCTTGGTAGATTACGAACTTTCTCAACCCACTGATCGAAATTAAAATTGGTTGACTTAGTTCTTTCAATAGACCAAACATTATTGCGATTAGATGGAGTAGGTGGTTTACCTTTGTAGCGTTTGATAATGTCCTCAACAGGATCTCCTGCAAGACCAGAATATGGATCTAGGAAATACTCAACCAGTTCAGATTCATACTCAGTAACCCATTCACGATTACCCAACTTCTCACCACGTGGACCTGCTGCAGCACCACGATTCTGTGTTTCAGTTGCAGCTTCACGAAGACCTGCATACGCTTGGTCTTGTTGTTCTTTGGTGAAGAAGTTCTTACGGAACTTCAATACAATCCTGTCTTCATTGATAGGATCTTCACCATAAGGTGCTGGCATGTAAACATCAGTATCTTCTTCAATAAGATGATCGTAATGATTCTCGTCAACGAATTGACCAATCAAATGTTTACAATCAATCTTTTTATCGGCAACAATAACTTTAACTGCCATTTTTATTCTCCTTAAAACTTAAATCCACTAAATTCGTTTTCACTATGTAGTCTTTTTCCAAAATCACTTCTGTCAAATACAGGACTATCATCATCTTGTCCTGCATCAGCCAATCCAGATTGCGCAGAAACTTCAACATCATACAACTTCATTTTACTTCTGTCAATACCAATAACGAAACGCTTATAGAAGTTTGGATCGTTATATCGATTCTTCAACTGCTTCACGATAATCTGATTCAGTTGTTCTAGTTCTTCATTGCTTACAAGTGCGAACATAAAATCAGCTGTCGCAGGTAAGCCAAATGATTCTGAAGTATCTTCAAGTCCTGGGTCTGAGTTTGTAAATCCAGATCTAGTTGTTTGAGTTGCACTAACAATAGGTACGTTGTATTCAACAGCCAATCCCCTTAACTCTTCAGCAATCGCCTTAATATATGTATAAGAGTTTACACCATGCGTTTGTTTCATTCTTGACGAAGCACAAATATTCAGATAATCAACAAAGATAATCTCTGGAGTAAATTCTCTTTTCAACTTTAACTCTTCCAATAATGCACGGAAGTGACCAGCGTGTGCACCTGCAGTTGGATATTCTTTGACAATCAATGTTCCTTGAGTCTTAGTAGCAATCTTCTGCAGTCTAGAATCAAAGATATCCTTGTCAATCACTTTCAATTCATCCATAGTCAGGTTAAGTAAGTTCGCATCAATACGTTCTGCGATTCTTTCTTCAGCCATCTCCATTGTTATGTATAAAACATTTTTACCTTGCATCAGAACACTGGCTGCAACATGACACATAAACAACGACTTACCAACACCTGTTCCTGCCAAAGCAATATTCAAAGTTTTCTTGCTGAGTCCACCTTTGGTGATTTTATTGAACATCTCAAGATCGAAAGCAATTTTCTCTTCAACCCTGTGATAAAAATCATACCTATCATCAGCATCTTGAATGTAGTCATGACCAACATGATTATCAAAGCAAACACCAAGTGCTTCGCTAAGAATAGTAGGGATCGCATCTTGCTGATGAACTTTGTCCCTACCATCGATAATCTGGATTGATTTAAGAATTGCATTATACACTGCCTTATCTTTACAAAATTTCTCAGTCTGACCAATCAACCATTCTTCATTTGGTTCTTTGTTAGTCAATTCCTTAGCATACTGTAAATATTCAGGAACTTCTTTATCAGTTAAACCCTTAAGATTATTAATCTCTATAGCCAGAATTTCTGGGGATGCTGGTTTATTATACTGCTCAAAGAACTGCACTAAAATTTTAGCAATCGCATTTTCTTTTCTATCAGAAAAATAGTCAGTCTTTAAATGGGGTACTACCTTACGACAATACTCCTCATTGTGAATCAGGTTCGAAAGGATCGCCTGTTCTATTCTCATCAATACCACCCGTATACGTTAAATTGTTATTAGCAATACCTTCATGAATAAGTTCTTGAAGTATGTCACCTATGTATTTCTCAAATGGTTTCATATCTGTGATGATTTTATCATTGTAATCAAGAACTTCATATTCAAAATGAATCTTTAGTTTATCATTGACTTCGTCTTCGTCAAAACTAACTTTACCATATTGGTATATTATACCTTCATATGCACCATCTGTCAACTTTATCGCATCATGTCCAGTTGTTCGATTTTGCACAGTCACATAATTTTTCATATTACTCATCATCTAAAGCAGCAAGTTCTGCATCAATATCA